ATCCCTGAATAACTAATTCGTAAAACATCTGTAACTAGATTGCTTACTATAGCTGTACTGATTCTATTAGTAGAGATGCTTGTACCCATATTAAATACAGAAGCATTCGTAAATTTAACACTATTCACTTTTGCTGGGGCAACTGGAGAGATTCCCCTAGCAGAGGAAGTAATTATATTACTCCCTCTAGGAAACCCAAAGATATATCCAATTACCTCAACTATAGGTATCATGCTGGCATTGCTACCTGACCAAGTGAAATTGTTCCTGTAGGATTACCGCCTACTGTAATTCCACCATTAACATTACTGAATACTTTCAATCCAGTATCAACCGATACATAAATACGAGAACCATCAAAGAACGCCAAGCTGTTAGCAGCAGCAAATATGTTAAGTGTTCCTTGGTCAATCATCAATACGGGTGCGGTTAGTGTAGTAGTAGCCGTTTTGCCTACCGATGTAATAAACCAGTTATTTGCTACTGTGGAATTCTTGGGAATCATAACCAATGAGCCTTGACACTTAAACGCAGTTAAAGCTGTACTTGCCGTTAATGCAGATGCTGTACTTACCGAAGTTGCAGAAATCAATGCACCAGTTCTTAAATTGAACTGTGTTTGGTAGATAGCTCCACTCGTTACTGCTTGCCAAGAAATAGCATTATTACCATCTAGTATTTGCAAGCTTGCATTAGCTGGAATGCCAGCTGTTTGTAATCCCGTAAATAACGTCGGTGTACCACCAGCAAAAGGAATTTTAATAATTCTAAATGAAGCTGCTGCTACAGGAATAGGTGTAGCTAAGAAGTTGCCTTCAAAATCAGGTTTAATATCACGAATAGCTTGTGCATCGGGGAGTGTTGGACAAGTGACTGTTGCAATGGTCGCTGCGGTAATAGCTGTTACTGTACCTGTCGCCGCCTGTGAGTTGAAACGGTATAAGATAGGCGTGAGCGATGCGGCATTGGGTGAACAGATGACCGTACCACCATTGATACCAATTGCGCTATACCCAACAGAGCTAAATGTTACAAGCGTACTATCATCTGCTGTATCTAATCTCGATAAGGATATCCCCACTGTGCTTGAAGTGAAATACACATAACGCTCACCATCAAATTCAATATCCGTATAACCACCACCTGTAGCAACAGTACTTACTGTTTTTGTATCTAGTCTAAATCTTACAACTGAACCACCACCTGCCAAAATAGCATAAATTGATGTACCAGTATAACAAATGGAATCTGGTCTTCCACCAAACACATATATCTCGTTAGTCCATGTCGTATTAGCAAACCACGATGTATTATCAGTAGATGCTGTCTTATGATGATTATTTAATAACCAATGCGGTCTATCTGTACCATTACCAGCTGCATTACCATCACTATCACAGGGAATAGTTATTTTGTTCATGTTTAGACCGATTGGTGCTAACACTTTCAAACCAAAGATTTGCCCATAGTTGGTAATGGTAGTCGCGTAGTCAGAGATAGGTTTAACAGGTAGTGTTAGTCTTCGGGTAGAGTCCCAACCATTAGATATAAACTTATTTGCGCTATTCCCTAGATACCAAATAAATGCGTTTACTGTAGTAGCTAACCAGTTTGGCATAAATGTAGCGCCATAATCACCACCCCACCCCTTTGCAGCATTGATACCTGTGTACCCTTGTCTGGTTTTTGGCATAGAGATTAGCGGGTAATCACCTGAGTTTAGTGGTTTACCTGAACCACCAGCAGTTTGTGCGCCAAGACACCATAGGGTCGATGATACCCAGCCAAAGCAAGGATAATTGGCAGCGGCTGTATCCATGACATCTTCACGAGCTGTTTCAAAAATCCCTGCCCATAACGATGATTCATTGTTTATATAGGAATGTAAGACACCCCAGCGAGGCGCAAAGTTGATGATGAAATCGCACGATGTTAAGTTAAACCCGATTGGTGCAGAATCCATATAAGTATAGGCTTCATTCACACCAGTATGACTAGTAACTGCAACTGGACTTGCTGCATTGTAGTTGGATGGACTATCCCAGTATTCAACACATGAAATATTAACAATTAGTCGTTTTAAATTGTATCGAATTACTGCGTTTTTATATGTCACAGCGTCTTTATTGATACATCTAAAGACTTGCGTGTAAATCGGAGATTGAGTTCCAGCTGTATTATCTTGACCGCCCCAAAATGAATCAAATAATGTCCAACCACTATCTGTCTGTGGCGTAACTCCAGATGCAGCTGTAAATGTAACCCCACCTAATGCACCAGCTGCGCCTACAGTAGTATCTGTGATTGCATCTGCAATAGTGTTAGCAAAAGTCATAAAGGTGGTTAAATTCCCAGCACCTGATGTGGGTGTGAATTGGGTTGATATTTGTATAGTGGATTGCCCTATATACTTAGCAGAAATTGTCATTTTGAATATACCAGAGTAAGGTTAAGGTTTTGGCCGCCAGTTGTAGTGACATCGACGGTTAGAAAATCAGTAGCTAAGATAGATATAGCGACGGATTGAGGTGTTGATTTGTCTGTATTAGCGGGAATGCTAATTGTTGCAATCGTTGCGCCGTTTTTCTTAAGTAGAGCAGTAACTATAGCTGATGACTGCACCCCAACCACGGTATAAATGCTGGTAACCAATATCGTTTGGGGCGGGTAAAACTTCGCGTCGCCAACGGACGGCGCTAGTGCGCCGATAATGTTAAATATGTTGGTTTGGGTACCCGCCCCAGTAGCAACCGACGAGGGGAGTGTTACAAACACGTCTTTAACCCCAGCAGTGAACGTTACGAGTGCCCCAGCATTAGAGGAGGATAGCACCGTTGTTCGCGCTAACGTGTTTCCCGTTGACGTATAAGTACCTAGCCCTACTTCCCAGTTAGCTCCGCCTTGATCGGCTATGGTGTAGTATGTGGTGTTTGTATTACCAATAGCTGATGAGAAAGCTTGACAGCCCGTAACCGCGCCTGCTAATGTAATAGTTCCTGTACCCGTTGTGGTGGTTGTCTCTCTAACTCTATCAGCTAGTACTAGGGCCATACTATACCTCGACTAAATCATCTTCTAAGAACCAACGTTCTTGGGGCGCGTTAGTTACGTCAACCCACGCTACTAAATACTGGATGTCGCCTTCTTGGTTAACACTGAGTGCACTAATAGCACCTTGCGGTACAGGGTTTACTACTTTAACTTCTTGACCTACTTTAAAACTTGCAGCCACGGTACTCTCCTAAACTGATGCAGTGAATGTGACTAGGAGTGAGTCGCCTGATATAACACTACGATTCCCGCCAGTAAAGCTCCCTGCTGAATAGAGCACGCCCGTTGTGGTAGCGCGTAGTTGAGTTTGGCACATTAAAGCGCCGGCAATAGTGGCTGTACCACTGATAGCAAACGTCGTCAAAGTAGAAGCTAGTGCGCCGGCAGAGGCGATCCCCCACCCAACAGTAATACGGTTAGTACCCGAGTACGCGGTGTTTTCAGTCCAACCCGCATGAACCGCTAAAGTATCCCCGGCGGCGTAAGTAGGCGTTGTTGCTCCGTCAATAAGACCCATGTACCAAGCAGCTGTCCAAGCGGTCCCTTTGAAATACTGCGTCAGTAAGTCATTTTTACCTACGATCACTACTAAGTTTTCAATCACATCTACCCATTTAGTAATACCATCTGAACCTACGCAGGTAACATCGTAGTGACCTTCGGCTTTGATTTGTTCCTGTGTATCTCCAGCGCGAGCGATCAAAGCCCCGCTAGCGTCTACAGGATTAATTTTTTCTAGTCGCATTGATGTGTCCTAATTAGATGATCGGATGAGAGCGCTTGTCGCCGTATTTACTGGAAAAGTTATTGTAAAAGTTGAAGTCGTTGTTTTATCGCTACCAAAGTCCAGTACAGCCACAGAGCGGTTAGCTTTAGAGCTATTATATATCAACGCGCCACGTACTGTGAAACTCGATGTAGGCCACGAGATGTTGTTAAAGCTAATGTACGCTGTACCGTCAGATGCGTTTACTACTGGGTTAATTAAGGTCTTACCCCCTGCTGTATAACCCGTACCTGTAATTTCGCCTGTAGCGGTATAAGCGGTGGTATCTTGGTCTAACGTAGCATTAGCTGTGTACAGCGCAATTTTAAACGTATCTATAGTGAAGTCGTGTGTGGCGGTATAAAGCTCTTTTTTAAAGCTGGTTGTTTGGCCTTGTACTATCATCTTACTGGTATCCTAGCTTGCCCGTTTCTATACGCATCACCTCTATCTTTACCTGTCGCAAGTGTGTTTAACAAGGTCATAGCTTCTTCATACCGTTGGCGGTAGTTAGTCATGATTTCTGGTTCGCCTTTAAGGAAGGTATACGCCTCTAAGATAGCACCATATAGCAATGCGGAATCAAAGTTTTCGCCGAGCCACGTCACCCCAACATCTACAAGAGAAGGTGGGTAATAGAAGTATTGAAGTTCTGTAGTGTATTGCACATCAGGTGTAGGTCCTAAGATAAAGGTTAGCTCTGTTATTAAATTAGAACGTGGGCCAAATATCGCGTAATACTTAGGTGTACCTGTGCTCGTAGGGTTGGGGTAGGCTTCACGAATGAAGTTAACGTCTTTGTTTAGAAGGTATGTATACTCACCGGATGTAGGATCAACGACTGCAATAGAGTAAGCAGACAGAAAATCATCAGGGCATTGCAAGTATTTATTCGCCGCTGTGATGACACCGTTTACGCTTTTACGCAGGTCTGGGAGCTGTATAGAATTGTAAATCCGCTGCTCTGCCTCTTTAGTGAAGAGCGCAAGCTGACTAGCCGTGAACGTATTCTCGACGTAATCCTGAATTGCTGCGCAAAGTTCTGTATAGGTCATAGCTATATGCCCTTATGCCATCGGTCCGCGAGCTGTTTTCCCTTTCGTTGCTGCGCCATTACCACGAGTCTTAACACCTGACGTTTTAGTGCCTGTTTGTGGGTAGCCTGCGGTGTTTGGAGTTGGTTCTGTTTTAATTTTGCCGGACATAATCGTTCTCTAAGTTGTGATTGTAACAGTGCCAACAGACGCGGTGGCGACAAGGTAATTAGGTGTAAGTACTGCATCAAACTGTGAGGATCCTCCGACTGGAGCCCAACCCCACTGAAATACACGGCTTCCATCTGAGGGTAATTGTAACGCATTTAAACCCGACTGGTAATAACTTGTATCGGGACGAGGGTTTCTTAACGCTTGTGGGTCATAAACTGGGAACATACCGACTTTTAACTGTGGTTGATCGGGGTCCCAACAAGCGGGGCACACGAGGATGTTTGTTACTTTAGTTTTAATCGTGAGCTTTTTAAGTTCTTTTAACTGGTACCGTTGCCCACACCTATCGCAAAACCCGTGGCTCCACTTCCCTGATGAGTATTTAGTAGCCACCTAAACGTACCCAATCCGAGGAACTATTCTAAACGATGAGGTGTCTCGATCTTCTTCAGTGGCCATCCTGTACTGCTCTTCGTAGTCGGCCTTTAACATTACAATTCTATTTGGGTCTACGTCTGCGACTTTAATAGACAAGTAATAAGACAATCCAGCAAGCATCGCAGGTAAAAACCTAAATGGGATATCTTGTGTGTTTATACCACTTCCAACATCTTGAATGCGTCTCATACGCCATGTTACAAGCGTGTAGTAAGGTGTTGTTGATGTGCCTTGGTCAGGTGTAGGCCATATATTTATAGTTGCACTGTTAACACCAGTTGGTGTTGTAGCACCTGACTGTTTATTAAACCAGAATTGAATAGGTCTACCTCGTGCATTTTTATTTGGTATAGTCGAGTACGTTGATTCTGATATACGATTTATATTTATATCAACTTGATTTTGACCAGAACCTGTGCGAACCACGCAATCCAATAACTCAACAGTGTCAACAGGAACAGGATACTCAATTTGATTTTGATATAACGGAATTTCAATCTGTTCAATTGTCCACATATTTGTTCCGCGATTCACCCACTCTATAAATAAAAGTTGAAGTGACCGTCTTGCTGTACGCAAATCATACCCGCTACGAAGTTCTCGACCTCCGAGTCTCTCATAACATTCTTCCGCAATTTCAGCGAAATCTAAATTGAATAACGCAGTACCTGTTGTAGTCATTGTTTTACCTTACAATTATCTAAATGCCATCGTTTCATATTACTTAATATCCCTGTTTTTTTACAATGCGGACATTCAACTAAGGGTCTATTTGCGTGAGCTAATCTCATTTTAATAAGTGCTTCTTCTGAATGCTTTTTACCGTAGTAAGGATTGTTCTCACCTTTAGATAGTTCTGATAGTTTTTGTTTATCTTCATCTGATCTAAGTTTACCATACATGGGGTTTTTACTGCCCCGCATTCGTTCTGAGATAACATTAGCATTTAATTTTGCTCGATACGCTATTTTTTCATTTCTAGTTAGCCCTTGCATAATTTCACGTAAATCTTCTGGTAAACTCAATATGTAATTTTCATCCCGTTTAATTTTACGTTCAGCTTTAGACATCCCTGTTTGCCTATCTGGGTATGTTCTACCTACCTGTGTATTTTTAATTTTTACCTTTGTTTCTTCTGACAATACTCGCCCTAACTGTCTAGCACTGTGTCTTTCGGACTGTTCTTTAGTAAATTTTCTACCTTTAAGTCTATTAGATATCCTTTTTCTAACTTCATCAGAAGGGGAACCCAATCCTCCACCCCCAGCGCACATATTATACTGTGGGGTTAGGTCTTTTATATATTTTATCTCTAGGTCATTTAATTCAATTTTACTATGAGCAACATCTATCTGTTCAATTTTAAAATTTTCTTCACCGTATTTTCTTATTGCATTACAGATAATCCACGGTTTATTACATTTTGACGATGACACATGAGATTGCCATCTACTTTTTAAACTTGTTATAGTTTGCCCAATATAAATATTATTGTTTACTGTATTTGTTATTTTATAAATAATTCCGTAACTCATGTTACCCTCCGATATATGATGTGGGTATGATAACATGAGTTTTAGATTAAGGTAATTATTTCTTTTTACCTTTTCGTCCAGGAAGTTTTTTAGGGTTAACTGCCCCCATACCTCTGCTAGGTCTCACCGTACACGACCTTTTGTATGGCCTTTAGTTGCACAACCATCACCTCGGTGAGATGTTGAAGAGCGTGTAGTGCCGCCTGATGCAAACTTTCTAGGTGGTACTTTCTTAGCCGGTCTTGCTGGTGGGCGTTTAGTCATACCCCCTTTTTTAAAATCTTCAGGTTTAAGACTTGCTAATTCAGCAGTGTCTTCTGCTGATCTTTCAACTAGCGTACCCGTTTGTTTGTACCGGTCGATATCAGCTTTTAAAGCGGCTGTGTCAGCTTCTCTACCTTTAGAAAATGCGTTCCAGTCGTCCGCCATATTGTATCGGCTACCTTTAGGTGTACTAGTACCTGACTTCAAAGCAGGCTTGCTTGCTGTTGGTGTTTTTAATGCAGGGGCTTTAATTTCTACATCAGGTGATGATGATTTTGTTTTGGGTTCAGACTTCTTGACAGCGACAGCGGCTTCAGCAGCAGGTTTTTGTGTATCATCAAAACCACTCCACTTAGTTTCACCGCCTTTTATATCACTGTCACCTAATTCAGACGGTGTTAACAGCAACGCAGCTGGACCGGCAGCTCTACCTGCGCCTCTAAGGGCTGAACCACTACCTAGGGTCTCAGAACTTGCCGCCTTAATACCGGGGATTTTATCTGTTGGTGCCTTAGCTGTTGATGTACTCGCTGACTGACCTTTAAAGCGAGCTCTATCCCGTTCGACTTGGCGCGATTTAGAGTTATTTACATTCTTAATGTTTGTAGCCTTAGTGTCTATTTCACCACCTTTAGCCATACACTTAGTGTCTTCCGCTTTACCACCGAAGGCTTTTTTAGCAGGAGACTTGCTTTTAGCGATCATCGCTAAAAAAGCCGCTTGTTTTTTACTCGCCATCAGATCACCCTACCTTTGGTTTTGCCTTTAGTAGCACAACCGTCTGCGCGGGTAACACCACCTTTAGCATAGCAACCGCCGCCTTTCATCTTCTTGGTGTCTTCCATCTTCTCGCCTTTAGCGTACTGCGAAGGAGAAAGTTTACCGGACTTAATAGCCTTAGCTTCTTTAAGCTCTTCCCCGTGGGTGTCTTTACCTTTGAACAATTTATTTAAGGTTTTTACTTCTCCGCCTTTTTTCATTATTGGGCGTGCTGGTACACTTACTGCTGGGCCACCACCACCTACTTGTGGACGTGGTGGTGGTGTCGGCATACCAGGCGGTCTTGATTCTGGTACACTTACTGCTGGGCCACCACCACCTACTTGTGGGCGTGGTGGTGGTGTCGGACCACCTACTTGTGGGCGTGGTGGCGGTGTCGGCATAACAGGCGGTCTTGATGCTGGTACATCTACTTTAGGTTTAGGTTTAAGAATAGTCACGATATCACTCTCTTTAATTTTTTTTGCCTTTATCGGCTTGATTAAATTCTTTAGCTACGCTTACCGATACACCTGCTCTCTTTACAAAGCTTGGGTTGTGAGCGGCGGCAACTATGAAACTACGTTGTTTCCTACTTGTACTAGGGCTTTCTTCGCCATAATAGTTACCCGTAAAAGATAGTAATCCCCGCCACAGAACCTACACTGAGTGTTAAATATACCCCAGTCTGAAATAAAATACCTTCTTGAGGGATGCTAACATAGAACGAGTTTGGGTTTGAGTTAGATGGGATGTCCATCTGGCAGAGAATTTCTCCTGTAGCACTACCGTCTCTAAACTCATACGTAGCGGCTGTACTAACCGCTGGGGATGCTGAAAAACCTTTTAACCGTGTTCTACCACCATAAAAACTACCTGCTATACTGCGATGAGCACTCTTAACGTCACCTTGCATACTCATAATTAATCTCCTCTAAGTTACAGTAGGGGCGGTTTTATCCGTTCTCGTTTAAGGTCAAGGTCGATCAACTCTGACCCCCCTAAAGATTATTATGCAGTGTATGCAGTCGGGTTATAGGTACCATCAGACAAGCGAACCATATATGCAATAACAAGAGTACCTGCACCTGCGGTAATAGTTGTGCCTGTCACTGTATAAGTAACGATAGCGTCTGTTGTACCTACGTTTGCAACAAGTGCTGCTGCGGTAGCTGTAGC